CAAGGTATCCGGGGCTTCGCCGTTGGACTTCAGGTACTTGCAATACGACTCGAACGGGTAGGTCGGCCCACTGCTCTTACCGAACAAGGACTTGGACGCGATGCTCAGCTGATAGACTTCGCCCGAGGGGTCACCTTCGGCCAGCACAGCAAGACGGCGCTTGAAGCGGCAAGCCTTACCCTTACCACGGGTGCCTGAACCGTCGACGTTCATCGGACAAGAAGCGCAGCTGGAAGCCTGCCGGTTGGAAGCCTTGGCGTCCGGGGTCTTGCCGTCGTTTGACCAGCAATCGGGGAGCGTAGGCGTACCTTCCGGGTCGTAGGCGGCTGCATAAAACTCGCGCGACACATCGGGAAGCATATCGACGATGATGACGTCGATCTGGTGGGGGATAGCCTTACCAATCTGCTCACCGCCCACGATACGCTTAAAGGTACCGTTGGTGTTGGTGGCAACACGGCGCAGGCTGCCGCCAGTGGCGATCTTATCTGCCAGCCGCGAAGCACGGCGCTCCGAACGTGCGGGCAGATTGTTTTTAAGGGTAATCAATTCGGTCATGTCATTCCTCACTTGTTAGAGGGTTTACGGACGGTGATGGCGTACTTCCGGTCTTCCTGCAAACCAACGGGGTGCAGGTTAGGGTTTTCGTCAAGGAACTGCCGCATGTTCGCGATGTGGATACGCTGCTCCAGTAAGAACGGTGCGTCCTGCTCCTTGATGAATTTGTACATGGACTCCCAGTCGGTTGTCCAAAACCGCGACTTAATCCGTCGCGTGACGGTGCCTTCCACAGTGCGAAGGCTATCGACATTCTGGTCGTTGCAGAGCTTGAGCAAGCGTTCGCTTACCAGCTCCAGCTTGTCTTTCAGGTCGCTGACAACCTGCTTATGTTCCTCCTCTTTTTCGTCAATCGCTGTACGAATGCGACGGTAAACCGACACCAGCTTGTCAGCTGGGATATCCTCGTCCATGGTTTGCTCCTTGTGGTTGGGTAACCCGTATACCGCTTACACTATACAGTGTCAACAATCTACTGAAAGATTTTCCGGTACAGGTCGATCACTCGTTCGTGGTTCGTGATGTTGCCGCGAAGCATGTTGTACACGTGTGACTCGGCTTCGCTGCCTCGGATGTGCACGATGGTCATGGCGTTCTTCTGGCCGGGGCGGTTGATACGGGCGTTGGCTTGCAGGTAGGTTTCCACTGACGTCACAGGTGCGTACCAGATGATTGTGTCTGCCGCCGTAAGGGTAAGCCCGTGGCTGGCCGCCTGCGGCTGGATGATTAAGACGTGGGGGTCTTTGGTGTTCTGGAACTGGTCAATCAGCGTTGCGCGTTTGTTTACGGATACGCTGCCATTGATAACGCCACAGTTGATTCCCTTTTTTTCTAGGTGCGCCCGCAGAAGCTCTATGGTGTGAGTGAACGGCACAAAGACCAGCACTTTGTGGCTTGCTTCCTCGATGACTTCCAGCACGGCGTTCAGCCGGTTAGACACGTCGAACTCTAGCACCTCACCCTTGTCAGTGTAGACAGCGCCCCCGCTGATCTGGAGCAGCTTGTTCATTTTGACCGCTGCGTTGACGGCGCTGACTTCCTCGCCCGCCGCTTCTAGAATCATGTCGTTGCGCAGGTGGCTGTAGTATTTAGCCTGCTGGGGGGTCAGCGGCGCATCACGGTCCACATAGGTGACTTCCGGCAGGTCGAGACAGTCTTTCCTCTCGAACCGGATAGCCGGTTGCAGGACATTATGAACGATCCTCGGGGCTTCAGGTTTGGGTGCCCATTTGAACTTCGTCACAGGGTACATCGTGCTGAAGCGGAAGTGCGTGTAGTATTTCGGGGTACCTTCCGGATTGACCAGCTTACCCAGCCCGTACGCGTCCAGTGGAGATTGTGCTGCTGGCGTACCAGTAAGCATCCACAGGCGTGGGTCCGTGTGCTTCAGTATCTTGTGCAGAAGTTTCCAACGGTTGGTGGTAGCCGTCTTGTACGCCGACGCCTCGTCCACGACGATAAGGTCAAACCCGCCCGCCATAATCTCGTCCAGCACGGTGGCCACGCCGTCAAAGTTGATGACGACGAACTCGGACCCGGCTTGAATGATCTTGCTCCGCTGCTTCGCAGCCCCATGCGCCACGCTGCACGACCGGTGCATGGCAAACTTGAACAGGTCCTGCTGCCATGCGGACTTCATGATCGACAGCGGACACAGCACAAGGACGCGCTTAATCAGCCCCCTCTTCATCAGGTAGTCGGCGGCCCAGATGACGCTGGCGGTCTTACCCGTACCCTGCTCGTTGAAGCAGAACGCACGCCTGCGAAGTGACAAGAAAGACGCTGTGGTCTTCTGGTGCTCAAACGGCGTGAACTTACCCGTCCACTGATAATCCCGTAAGATGGGTGAAGGGGGATTGAAGCCCAGCGTTGCCAGCTTCTCGGCTTCTTTCTGCCCCCAATGTACCAGCACACCGTTGCGGGTGTGGGCGCTCTTTGTTACTACAGATGTAATGACAGACGGGTCATCGGCACTGACAAGCAGCGCTTTGTTATCAATAATTTGCACTAGTTTGCTCCTAGCTCGTTACTTCTTTTTGCGCTCTCGTGCGCTGGTCTCCGACACAAGGTTACCTTTGTTGTCCCGCTTGAATGAGCGGTTGGCCCCTCGGCCTTCCACCCGGAGTCCATCGCTGCTGCTGCCACCCTTGTCTAGCGCTTTGACGTGAGCAACGTCCTTGCCGTCACCCTTCTTGACCTTGCCGGCCTTCATCAGCTTGGCGCGGGCGGCGTTACGGGCAGCGCGGTTCTTCTTCTGCTCGGGAGTGCCTTGGTATTTGAAGTACTCGTCGCGGTAGTCACGTATTTTTCTGGGCATCTTCGATCTCCTTTGCATCGAAGTACGGGGCCATCAGCGTGACGATACCCCCTGTGGCAAGTGATTTTGCTTCTACCACATCCCCGACGGTACCAATAGTTCTGCTATGCACGTACAAATAGCCATGCTTATCGGCCCGCGACTGGTGGTAGTTGTCAAGGCTTGCCTTCAGGCTCAGAAGTTGCATCAGCGCCTCCGTGGCCGCCAATGTTCGCAGGTTTGAACCGGACACCATCCGCATAGCGCGCTAGACTTAGCGTTCCACACACCGTTGTTCATTGCGTCTGACAAGTTTTCCAGTTGGGTGTCAAACACGCCCATGTAAGCAGCCAAGCTCTCTCGTTGATGGGTCTTCCTCGGCATTTCCTGACTGACAACGTACAGCAGTGCGGAGTTGATGGTCTCCACCTTGGGGAAGTGGATGAATACCGCACCGGCCAGCAGGTCCAGCTGCTTCATATCGGCGTACTTGGCGTTCTTGCCGGTCTTGTAGTCCACCAACCACGCCTTGCTGCCGTTCACGATGAGCAAGTCAGCGATGCCCCGGTACCAGACGTCCTTGTCGAAAAAGCCACAGGGCTTCATGTCGCTCGTTACGCCTATCTTGATCTCGGCGTATTTGGTGCCCTGCTTCTTCGCCAATGGCTCCACGATGGGGCGCATAAATGCGAACTTTTCAGGGATGGGTGCCCCCTTCGTGATAAACAACTCAGCCGCTTCGTGGACGGCGGTCCCATAGTCAGCAGCTTCCCCCGGAGTATCCTTGACGTCCTTAGCCACCTTGAGGTGGTAGTACTTCTTCGGACACTGATCGAAGGTTTTGATGCTGCTATAGGACCACGCTGTCATTATTTTAGCCTTATCTCGACGTGCCTTGTAGTCGGTCTGAGACCAGCTTAGCATAACCGGCGATATCTACCCAGCTATCTAGGTGCGACGGGTTACCCGTCAAAATACGACCGATCTTCGCGGCAATCATATCGAGAGCTTGAAGCTGGTCTGGGTATAGCTGCGTATCCTCACGCACCATCGCATTGTGGATCACTTGCTTAAGCTTAATAGCGATGTCGGCGTTACGCATGAAGGCACCGTATTGCTCGGCCCGCTTGTCGAGGATTTGCTTAAGCTGCTCTTCCGCAACTGGCTCAGGCGCTATGCGCTCTCTGCCCTTACCGTTAGACAAGCTGTAGAGCAGCTCGGAGTGTTTCTCCCGTGCCTGTTCTTTAAGCTGTTCTGCTTGTTCCTTCGTAACACGTTGCATCTTATGCGGGCCTACAACCCTTGGACGCACCACGTTGTCGTCGTTTTCGGACTCCGGCTCCGCCTGCACTTTCGCTAACATACCCTTACGGATATTCCATGCGTGGCCGTAGTTCACATTCGCAATCCTTGCAACTTCGGCGGTGCTGTGACCATCCGCAAACAACTTGCGCGCGTGATCGCTCTTAGTTTTCGTGACCTTCTTCATTTGCTTGCTCCTACTTGAGGTTGCCACCGGACTTTAGAATGTCACCATCATAGGTGTACGTGCCGGTGTGGGTTAGACGGATGAACGGGTGGGCATTGATTTTGCCGCCGTGCTTCCGCCAAAGTTCGCAAAAGTGATAATCCTCGGACAGCAACGCTCCGCTGTCGTCGATACTTGTTGCGAAAAACTCATGGGTCAGGGGCTTGGCATACTCCCCCTTCTCCGGATCAAAGAATGACGATACCCGATAGGTGGGCACATGCGGAGCAAGCTCCTCAAAAACACGGCGTTTGATGAGCATGAAGCCCGTGCCGCCGTGGCGTACCTCGATGAAGCCGTCGTCATCCGTCTCTTGGTGGCTGTTGCCCACCATGTTGAACACAAACGCGCCAGCGTGGTCGTGCAGGTCGTTCTTGCCCTCACGCGCTGCCTTCTTGACGCTCTCCCAGTTCACTTCCTTCTTGGGATAGATACCGCACGCGATGTCCTTGTCTCCCGCTAACAGCATAGCCACAGCGTTCTGATCGAAGCCAATGTCGGCGTCGATGAACATCAGGTAGTCGATCTCCTTCTCAAGGAAGACACGCGCCAGTTCGTTGCGGGCACGGGTGATGAGGCTCTCGTTGGTGATCTGGCACCAGAAGATATTCACCCCCACTTCGCGCATCTTGGCCATCGTGAAGAGCAAGCCCTGCACGTAAGCCCCAGTGCACATGCCACCGTACATGGGTGTCGCCACCATGATGCTGGGGATTTTATAATCCGGGTCCACCGGCTTCACTTTCACTTCATCACTCACTTGGATTGCTCCTTCTTATGGGCGTAAACTTGCCGCGCAGCGGCGGAGAGAGTCACACCGAAATGCTTGGCGATCACCTCAAAGGGCTCGCCAGCTACGTACATATCCCAAACTTCTTGCCGCCTTCCGGGCGTCCACCAGCCGGCAGGTTTGCGTGGGCGTGTAACGATGTTGCCTGTCACTTCTTACGCACCGCAAACTGATGACCTATGTGAACAATGTCAAGCCCTTCAGCGAAAGTATTCACAAAGAAGTCCACCGCCAAGCGAGGGCGGTGCAAGATGTCTCGGCTCTCACCCCACAGATAATCGTCGAACACCATGAGGCCACCCTGCTTCAGCAGCGGCCACGCCATACACGCATCAGTCAGCACATCCTTGGCAACATGGCTGCCGTCGATGTAGATAAAGTCGAAAGTCGGGTGGTCTTCGAAAGCCTCCACCAACCAGTAAGCGAGGTGCTGGATGGACCTGCCTTTGAGTTTATGGACGTAGACTTTGTTTTCTTCCTCCACAATGTTGGTATTGTGGTCGAACCGATCTTCGGCCCCGCTAAGCTCTCCGTTCTTATGCTCCTCACTGCCTTTCCATGTGTCGATGCAGTAGATATCCGCAGGGGCTTCGCCAGAAATCATGTTCTCGGCCATCCAGACCATGCTGCGGCCCTCAAAAGAACCGACCTCAAGAAACCGCTGCCGCTCCGGCAGCAAGCTCTTTAGCTGCTCCCACACAGGGATGTTGTGGCTGAACCAGTCTTGCGTGAATTTGTATTCGGTCATTTGCTTTCTCCTTTGTTGGTGTGCTTCGCCTTCAAGACGTCTTTGTAGTAGCCCTCGGCTAGCCAGATTATGTCTTTCAGAAAGTCGGCTGCAATAATCCAGTCTGTATCCAGCAGTTTGACGAAGTCTGAACCTACGACTCGCCCTTCTTCGCCGTCCCAGCGGAACCTGAGTTTAATCTCACCCGCCATAGCTTGCTCCCATCTTGCTCTCGCAGTTTAACGGCAACGCCGCTGCCCACTTCGGGCGGATACGCATACACTGCTCAACGAACGCACGCGCTTCGTTAGCTTCCTCCTGCGGTGCTACCACCACCACGCTATCGTGGACGGTCATGGCTACCTTGTACCTCCGGGCGATCATCAACATCTGGTTGGCGATGATGATGCGGGCCAAGGCTTGGCAGATATTCTCGACCATCTTGCCGCCGTATATCCGCGTAGGGATAACAGCTTTGCCCTTCTTGGTGTCGTAGACCAGCTCCACTTTCCCTTTCTCGTCCCGATGCGGGCGCAAGTTGGGGTAACGCAGCTTGAGGCCGTTGGGGAGCGTGACGCCGTCGCTTATCTTCAGCACATCAGGCTCACCGACCGGAGACGTCATTCCACGACTAATAGCTATTAGGGCTGCCTGCGCCTGTTGCCACAGCTGCGGGATACGCGGGTATGTGGCCCGGTAGACGTGGATGATGCGCTCACATTCCTCTAGCTCCAGCGTCACACCGAACGTCTTCAGCTGCGCTTGGAACTTCTTGGCACCCATGCCGTAGCCTGCACCTAGAATGGTAGTCTTACCCACGAACCGCTGCGAGTCAGTAACTTCGTCCACTGGTACGCCGTAGATGGATGACGCCATGATCTTGTAGACGTCCTCACCCTTGTAGAACGCCGCAACCAAGTCCCACTGCCCAGCCAGCCACGCCAAGGTGCGCGCTTCGACTTGGCTGGAGTCGCAGTCGATAATCACGTAGCCGGGAGGTGCCTTGATGGCTTTCTTCAGCGGTGACTTGCGCGGCAGGTTCTGGAGGTTGACCTTATCGTCGCCGCCGAACCGCCCAGTGTGGGCTGCGTAGT